TTATAAGAGGTTATTTATTCTATTAACAGCATCAATTTTTGTTTTAGGCAATACATGTAAATATATCTGTGTAATAGTAATGTCTGAATGTCCCATTAAGTCTTGTACTGTTTTTAAATCTACACCATGAGATAAAAGCATAGTTGCGTAAGTATGCCTTAAACTATGAAATTTTTTATAGGGTATTTTACTATTACTTAACACTTTTTTCCAGTTTCCAAATAAAGTCTTTGCAGAAATAGGTTCACCATTATCACTAAAAACAAATTCTGACTCTTTTTTCATATTTGATAACATATTTACTATCTTATCTGGCAAATCAACTCTACGAATTGAATTTTTCGTTTTAGGAGTATTGTATATAGTTTCTAATTGTTTATTTCCTTTATCATCAAAAACATAAACTTTTTTGACAGTTTCTTTTACTTCTAAATATTTTTTATTAAGATTAACATTTTCCCATTTTAATGCGAGTAATTCACCTTGTCTTAATCCAGTTCCAAGAGCAGTAAGTATTAAGGTTTCAAATTTATGACCTGAAAATGCTTTTTTTAATTGTTTTATTTCATCTTCGTTAAAATATTCAATTTCAGCTTTAACACTTTTTTTCACACTTTTATTTGGAATAGTTATATTGTTGCAAGGATTTCTTAATATAAAACCTTCACGCTCTGCATAAGAAAAGAATTGTTTTAGCAATTTGTTCAATTTGTTTATTTGAGAATATGTTTTGTTTTTGCCTAATTTATTGTAATATTCTTGTATTTGAATAGATTTTGTATTGTATACTTTTAATCCAGATATGTCTGAATCTTTAACGTAATTTCTATATGTCCCTTCATATGACTGAAAAGATGATGATTTTACTTCGTTTTTCTTTATTTGAAATAGCCATTTATATATTAATTCATCAATAGTAACATTTTCAAAGTCTAAAGACATTCCGCTTTTAATTTTATTTATATATTCTTCAGCTTTTTCTTCAGCTTCTTTTTTCCCTGTACCATAGAATTGTTTTCTTATAGGTGTTCCATCAGCTTTGTGACCTATCGTTTTGGTTATTCTAAAATATTCTTTTCCATTAGATTCAAAATTTGTTCTTTTTGCCATTTTTCCCTCCTACAAAATAAGATAAGTATTTCTACTTATCTTTAGTTTAAAATTTTCCAAATTTACCTATTGCTTTTCCTATGATTTTAAAATTAGTATCTTTTAAATTAATATATATTGGTTCCATAGGAAATGTAGACATAGGTTCAAGTGCGATTGTACTTTCATTAATATGTTTATATTTTTTTAGGGTTGCTTCATCATCTCCATTAACAATAGCTACAATTATATCACCATCATCAGCATAATCTTGTTTATGAATTAAAGCATAATCACCATTATGAATTTTTAAATTCATACTTTCGCCAGACACTTTTAAGTAAAAATAATCGTCAGGTGTTGTCATACCATATATATTAGGATCTATTGGTAAGTATCCTTCTAAATATTCTTCAGCTAATAGTGGTTGTCCTGCTGCTATTTTTCCTAGGACTGGAATGTTAAATAATCTCTTTTTTAAAAAGTTGATTACTTGATTATTGTTTCTTTTTTGATATTTATTTAAAATTTTATTTTTATCCAAAGATTTAATTATATCAGATAGCTTATTTATATTTTTTGATGAATCCTTATTACTGTTATCAAAATAATCATATATTAAATCTAAACATTTAGAACATGCTTCAGAAAGATTTGTCGAAGAACGTAAAACAATATCAATATTATCGTTATCTGCATCTAATAACAAGGAAACTATTTCGTTAAATTCAGATTCTGTTAAATTTAATTGAGAAAGTTCTTTTTCTAAATCTTCTTTTGGATTTTTATAAGAAGTTAAGCCCATTAAATAATCCATACTACAATTAAATAATCTACACATTTTTAATTTTATTTCATCACTAGGGGTTATTTTTCCACTTTCATAATTTGCAATACTTGATTTACCTTTTAAACCTAATTTTAAAGCTAATTCTTCTTGGGTTAAATCAAGTTCTTTTCGCATTTGGTTTATTCTTATTGCCAAAATATTTTTTTCTCCATCCATATTATATCACTTCCTTAATATGATTATATTTTAACATAATGTTCAATAAAAGTAAACACTTTAAAAAAAATTTTTCTTACAGCCTCTAAAAGAAGTTCAATTACAAAAAACTTTTTTAAAAAAACTATTGACAGTTCAATACTGATATACTATAATAAGTTCAACATTAAAAAACTTGGAGGTGAAAAAATGATAAAAGAAGTAGTTATTACAAATACAGAAGAATTGAAAAAAGCAAGAGAATTAAGAGGATTTTCACATAGAGATATGTCAAAATTTCTAGGAGCTAAAAGTCCTGCTACATATTATAATATTGAAACTGGTAAAGTTGAGCCTAAAATTGGACAAGCATTAAGAATAAGTAAATTATTGAAAGAACCTGTAACGAATTTTTTTAGAATTAAAGTTCAATAATAATAAACACAAAGGAGATAAAAATAAATGAATAATATGAAAATATTTCAAAATGGATTAATCAAAGTTTATCAAAATGATAGACAAGAACAAATTGTAAATGCAAGAGAATTGTTTATTGGTTTAAGAGGAGAGGAGACACAAACAAAATTTACGGATTGGATATCAGAAAAAATAAATAAATATGGATTTATTGAAAATATTGATTTTGTGAGTTTTTCGCAAAAAAACGAAAAAGGTGGAAGACCAACAATAGAATATGCACTTGCATTAGATACAGCAAAAGAAATTGCAATGGTAGAAAATAATGAACAAGGAAGAAAGATAAGAAGATATTTCATTGAAGTAGAAAAGAAAGCAAGAAATATGTTTGAAATACCCAAAACATTGCCTGAAGCATTGAGAAAGGCAGCGGAATTAGCAGAACAATTAGAACAGCAAAAACCTAAAGTATTGTTTGCAGATAGTGTTGAAACTTCAAAGAATAGTGTTCTTATAAACGAATTATCAAAAATATTAAAACAAAATGGATATGATATAGGGCAAAATAGACTTTTTGAAAAATTAAGAAATGAAGGCTATTTAATAAAACAAAAAGGACAGAATTGGAATTTACCAACACAAAAAGCGATGAATTTAGGACTATTTGAAGTGAAAAAAACAGTAGTTAATAAGCCTAATGGAGACATAGTAACTAAACCAACTACAAAAGTTACGGGAAAAGGTCAAATATACTTTATAAATAAATTCTTAAAAGAGGTGATATAAATGCCAATACCAAAATATGTTTCTGCTGAAGAATATAGTAGACAATCTGGAATGGGAGTAGAAGAAGTAAAAAGACAATGCAGAATTGGAGAAATACCTTGTAAGATGACAGAAAAAGGATATTACAAAATTCCAATTTATGAAGACTCTATTCCAATAGAACAATTTAACAAAGTTAAAGATGAAAATACAAGATTAAAAACAATAATTGAAACAATATTGAATACAGCAAAACAAGTTTAGAAAGTAGGTGAAAACAAATGAAAAGAACATGGAAAAACTTTAAATTAGATAAAAATAAAGTATATATGAGAATAGGACAAGCAGTAACATACACATCAATGTGGCTAGCAGGAGTAGCATTTAGTTACTGGATGTTTTTACAAGGAATGACTTATTAGGAGGGAAAGATGACAAAAAAACGTGAAAAAGAATTAAGAAAATTAGGAATAAGTGATTATGAAATTAAAGAAGCAAAAGAACAAAATAAAAAAGAAAAAGTATTACTTATGATAGCAATACTTAATTGGTTAAACGTAATATTAATGCTAATTTTTATAATTATTCGTTTCTGTAATTATTAGGAGGGAAAAATGGAAGAAAACAATAAAAAACCAAACGGACTTCAATGGTTTGCATTAGGATTTTCAGTAGCAAGTTTAATAGTAGCATTATTTAAATAGAGCAATTATAGAAATAATTATTGCGATTATTGAAAGCCAATTAGTATAAAGCCAATTCAAAAAAGATGATTTTTTATAGGTTTTTGATTTATAAGTTGATTGATATTCATCATCACCTAATGGAATTATATAATCATTTTTTTGTAGAGTTTTAATAATTTCATAAGTTTCATAAGTAGATAGTTTAAATTTGGATTCTAATTCATCTAAAGATACTATATGATTCTTATTTATATATTTTAAAAATTTATTAAAAGATTTGTCCATAATAACCTCACTTTCGAGGAAATTATACAACAATTTACAAAATTTTACAAGAAAGGAGTTGAAGAAAATGTTTAATAGAATAAAGCTAATAATAGAAAATAACAATTTAAAAACAAAAAATACTCAACTACAAAAAGAAAATAAACGAAATAGAGAAGATATTGAAAATTTTGAATTACAAAAATATCATTCTAAACAATTAGCTGAAAAGACATTGGATTATTTAGATGATTTACAAGAAATAGACAGATTAGGAATATCAGAAGAAAGTAAAAAAAGATACAGAAATACAGTTATAAATGAGATGAGAATAAAAAATATAGACATAATAAAAGAACTAATTTCAGATGCCGAAAACCAAAATTAGTTCTAAAAAATCACTTAAATATATGAATTTCTATTGTTATTATAGCATTTTTAACAGTAGAAATCAAGAGGGAGAAGAAATGGAAACATTAGAACAATTAGAAAAAGCATATTTTATTTTAGAAATGCAAGATAAATGGGACAGTGAAGATTATAGATATGCTAATGAATTAAAAGAAAAAATTAGAAAATTGAAAGGAGAAAATTAGATGATTAAAGACTTAATAGAAGTAAAACAGTTACCTGTAATAGAAGAACAATTAAGAAGCGTAAGTACAGTTATAGATGAAAGAGTAAAAAATGCAACTAGTTTAGTATGTACAGAAGAGTCAGTAAAAACAATAAAAGAAATAAGAGCAGAATTAAATAAAGAATATAAAGAATTTGAAAACAAAAGAAAACTAGTAAAGGAACAAGTATTGAAACCTTATAATGATTTCGAAAACATCTATAAAGAATGTATATCTGATAAATTTAAAAATGCAGACATAATTTTAAAAGGAAAAATAGATAATGTTGAAAATGAATTGAAAGCAAAAAAAGAGCAAGAAGTAAAAGACTATTTTGAAGAATATAAAATAGCAAACAATATTGATTTTGTTACATATGGACAAGCAAAAATAAATGTAACATTATCAGCAAGTATGAAAAGTTTAAAAGAACAAGCAAAACAATTTATAGACAAAATAGTAGATGATTTAAAACTAATTGAAACTCAAGAGCATAAAACAGAAATATTAGTTGAATATAAACAAACATTAAATGTATCACAAGCAATAACAAGTGTAACAAATAGATTTAAAGCTATTGAAGAAGAAAATAGAAAACACGAAGAGCTAAAAAATAAGTTATATCAACAAATGTCAGAAGAAGCAAATAGAGTAATAGGAATAACACAAGAAGATAGAACACTTGCTAAAAATTTTATTGATAGGGCAATAGCAAGAGACACAGTTTTACAAGCACCAGTTGAAGAAAAGCAAGAGGAGATATTGACATTAAAATTTACAGTAAAAGGGACAAGAACAAAGTTAAGAGAATTAAAACAATTTTTAGAAAGTGGGGGTTACGATTATGAGTAATGAAGTACAAAAAAATAATGAATTAATGGTCAAATTTGATATTGACGGAAATGAAATAAAATTAACACCAAGCATAGTACAAGAGTACATAGTAGGAACAGATGCAAAAATAACAAATCAAGAATTTAAGTTATTTACAGAACTTTGTAAAGTTAGAAAATTAAATCCATTTTTAAGAGAAGCATATTTAATTAAATATAAAGCAGGAGTACCAGCACAATTAGTTGTAGGAAAAGACGCAATATTAAAAAGAGCAGTACTCAATCCAAATTATGACGGAATGGAAAGTGGAATCATAGTCCAAAAAGAAGATGGAAGTGTAGAAGAAAGACAAGGAACATTTAGATTAGGCAGTGAACAACTTGTAGGGGGTTGGGCTAGAGTATTTAGAAAAGACTGGACACATCCGACTTATTCAAGTGTAAGTTTTAATGAAGTGGCACAAAAAACAGGGCAAGGACAATTAAATTCAAACTGGGGAAGTAAAGGAGCAACAATGGTTGAGAAAGTTGCAAAAGTAAGGGCATTAAGAGAAACATTTGTTGAAGATTTAGCAGGAATGTATGAAGCAGAAGAAATGCAACAAGAGATTCCACAACAAGAACCTATTGAGGTACAAGCAGAAATAGAAGAACAAACAGAAGATACAAAAGAGGTATCAATGAATGAATTATAAAATTATATCAAGTTGTAGCACAGGAAATGCAACAATAATAAGAAACATAATTTTAATTGATTGTGGAGTTACCTTTAAGAAATTAGAGAAGTATTATAAGAAACTAAAAATAGTAATTCTCACGCACATACATTCAGACCACTTTAAAAAAGAAACAATTAAGAAATTAGCACAAGAAAGACCAACATTAAGATTTGCTTGTTGTGAATGGTTATTAAAACCTCTTTTAGAATGTGGAGTTGAAAGAAACAATATAGATGTACTTCAAATTGGTACTAAATACGATTATAAGCTATTTAAAATAGTACCAATTAAATTATATCACGATGTACCACAATGTGGTTATAGAGTATTATTTGCCGATTATAAAGTAATCTATATGACAGATACAAAAACAGTTGAAGGAATAAGTGCTAAAAATTATGATTTGTATCTTGTTGAAGGCAATTATGATGAAGATGAGATAGAAGAAAGAATAAAAGAAAAACAACAAGACTGCAAATATGTATATGAATTTAGAGCAAAAGACAGCCATTTAAGTAAACAACAAGCAAGTGAATTTTTATTGAATAATATGGGAGAAAATTCAGAGTATGTTTTAATGCACCAACATATAGAGAGGTAATTATGATAGGAACAAGTAATAAAATAATAACTTATTTACTAGAACAAGCAAAAGATAAACAATTTGAAATAAAAGAATATAGACAAAAAAGAAGTTTAGACAGTAATGCTTATTGTTGGGTACTATTAGGAAAATTACAAGATAAGCTACATATACCCAAAGAAGAAATATACAGAGATTTAATTAAGAACATAGGAAGTTATGAAGTTATACCAGTAAAGAATGAAGCAGTAGAAAGATTTAGACAAGCTTGGAGTAATCACGGTTTAGGTTGGGTTACAGAAACAATGAAAAGCAAATTAGAACGGTTTTACAAATGTAATTACATATTATGGGTCTAGTGTGTATAACACGGCAGAAATGAGCAAATTAATTGAATTAATAGTACAAGAATGTAAACAGTTAGATATAGAAACAAAATCAGATGCAGAAATAAATAGTTTATTGAAAGAGTGGGATAAGAAATGAAACGATATTCAATATTAAATAATTTAGATAAATGTTTCTTTTGTGGTAGACCAAAACAATGTATACATGAAGTATATTTTGGAACAGCAAATAGACAAATATCAATAGAAAATGGCTTTTGTGTTGGACTATGTCATGCACACCATAACACAACAGGAACATCAGTACATTTTAATAAAGAAATGGATTTAGAATTAAAAAGAGTATATCAAAAAGAATATGAAAAAAATCATACAAGAGAAGAATTTATAAAATTAATAGGAAAAAGTTATTTAGATTAGACAACAGGGATAAGGCTACAAAAGTTTTATCCCTTATATTGTACGAAAGGAGAAAAACAATGGCAGAAAGAAGAATGTTTGCAAAAACAATAATAGATAGTGATGCCTTTCTTGATATGCCACATACAACTCAATTATTATATTTTCATTTAAGTATGAGAGCAGATGATGATGGATTTATAAATAATCCAAAAAACATAATGAGAATGATAGGTTGCAAAGATGATGATTTAAAAATATTACTAACTAAAAAGTTTTTATTACCATTTGAAAGTGGTGTAGTAGTAATAAAGCATTGGCAAATACATAATTACATACAAAAAGACCGATATCATGAAACAAAATATAAAGAAGAAAAAGCAATGTTACAACTTGATGAAAATAAAGCTTATACATTAATGGATACAAAATGTATACAAGATGTATCCAAAATGGATACCCAGGTTAGAGATAGGTTAGAGTTAGGTAAGGATAGTATAGAGTTAGATAATAATATACCAGCTTCCGAAGAAAAATCTTCTACAGCTTCTGCAAAAGCCAACAAGCACAAATATGGAGAATATAAAAATGTATTGTTGAAAGATGAAGAATTGCAGAAACTACAGAAAGAATATCAAAATTGGCAAGAACTTATAAAATATCTTGATGAGTACATTGAAATGAAAGGATACAAAGCAAAATCACATTATCTATGTATAAAAAAATGGGTTGTAGATGCAGTAAAAAAAGAAGATTTAAAAAATCCTAAAAAAGAAAAAGATACAAGCAAGGTGGTGGATTTTTAGATGAATAAAGATGAATTTAAAAGACAAATATCAAAAATTCAAACAGCATATAACAAGATATTTACAAAAGAAGAAATGACAGTTTGGTATGAAGAATTTAAAAAGACAGATATAAAACATTTTGAAAAGGCAATAGAAAGAACTATACAAGAAGTTAAATTTATACCAAAAATAGCAGATATAAGAGCAAGGATAGCAGTAAATCCAATAGATTATTATGTGGACGACCCACGAAGAAATTTATATAAAAATCTAGAGTGGGGAGAATTTATAAATTAAAGGAAGTGATAAACAAATGAATACAATAACATTTAAAACAAGACACAAAAGTTATCAAGATATGTTAGAACATTTAAGTATAAGACATAAACAAATATTAGAAATACTAAAAAATAAAGAAATGACAACAAGAGAAATAGCACAAGAATTATATAAAAGACATTATACAAATACAGCAGATGTGAATAATGCTAGACCAAGAATTACAGAACTAGAAAACTTAGGGTTTGTAACAACTGACAAAACAAAGAAATGTAGTATTACAAACAAAGAAGTTGCAGTATATAGAGAAACAACAGAAATTGAGAAAATGGTTGAACAAAATATGAACCATATTCCAGGATTGGACTAGCCTATGAAATATAATTATCCGCCGTTAGAACGGTAAATGCGTAAAATGTAGAGGCTGTAACAGGCTTGAATCAGAAAATTTTAAACGGAGTTTGGAGATGTGAAAATTACATAGAAAAGGAGCTAAAGAAAAGTGAACAAAATAGAAATACCATTTAGGCTACCATCGTTAAATCAATACATAAATGAATGCAGAAGAAACAAGTATGCTGGAGCTAATATGAAAAAGAATGTTGAAAAAGACATAGGCTGGTATATAAATTTATTACCTGAATATAAAAATCCAATAAAAATCCATTTTATATGGGTTGAAGAAAACAAAAGACGTGATTTAGACAATGTATGCTTTGCCAAAAAGTTCATATTAGACAGTATGGTAAAAGCAGGAAAGTTAAAAGATGATAATAGAAACTTTGTAAAAGGTTTTAGAGATGATTTTGAATATGGAAAATCAAGTAAAGTTATTTTAGAAATAGAAGAAATTAAATGAAAGGAACATAAGAGATGAATAAAAAATGTAAGATAGAATTATATAATGATCATTTTGAAAATGCTAAAAGATATGGAATACCTCATGCACAATTAATTATTGCAGATATACCATATAACCTTGGAAACAATGCTTATGCAAGCAACCCTATGTGGTATAAAGATGGAGATAACAAAAACGGAGAAAGCAAACTAGCTGGAAAAAGTTTTTTTGATACAGATAATGACTTTAAAATAAATAATTTCTTTGATTTCTGTACTAGATATTTAAAGAAAGAACCAAAAGAAAAAGGACAAGCACCAGCAATGATAGTATTCTGTGCTTTTGAACAAATGCAAATGGTAATAGATGAAGCAAAAAAACATGGATTAATGAAAAGTTATCCACTAGTATTTGTAAAAAATTATTCTGCATCAGTATTAAAAGCTAATATGAAAATAGTAGGAGCAACAGAATACGCAGTGGTACTTTATAGAGATAAACTACCAAAATTTAATAATGGTAGAACAGAAGAACAAAAAGGAAAAATGATATTCAACTGGTTTGAGTGGAAAAGAGACAGTTCTAAACTATACCCTAAAATACATCCTACACAAAAACCAATAAGTTTATTAAAGAGATTAATAGAAATATTTACAGATGAAGGGGATGTTGTAATAGACCCAGTAGCACGGAAGCGCTTCGACTTTAAGAGCTTGTGCAGAATTGAAAAGAAACGCTTATGGCTTTGAAATAAAAAAAGATTTTTATAATCAAGCAAAAGAAAAAATGATAAGTGAAGATATTTTAAATGGAATAATGGAAGATGGACAAGTTACATTTGAAGCACTTATGTAAGGAGGTAAGAGATGATAGAAGTAAACGAATATGTGAGGACAAAAGATGGAAAAATTGATAAAGTTATAAATTCTAATTTTTATATGAGCATATATGTAGAATGTGAAAAGGGACTTTATTTAATAGAGAACATAGTAAAACACAGCAAAATAATATCAGAAGTTGTAAATGTTGGAGATTATGTAAATGGAAAATTAATACACAAAATAGATAAAGGTTCAAATTATTGCTATTTATATTACGGAAATTGTAAGACATTTGTAGATTATCAAATACAAACAATACTAACAAAAGAACAGTTTGAGGCTAATTGCTATAAAGTAGGAGGAGAAGAATAATGAGTGATTATGTAAGAAAAAAATGTGTAAGGTTTAAAATACCTCAAAATATAATAGACAAATTAAAAAATGAAGATGAATGGTTAGAGGATTTATTACTAAAAGAATACAATGTTAAAGAAAATTATCATACTAAAAATGATTTTACAATTAATAGTGGATTGAATTATGAAAATGATGAATATGAGTACTTTTTAGATTATCAACTAGACTATGAATATGGAGCAAGTGGAGATTTTGAAAATGTAAGATTATTAACAGATACAGAATTTGAAAAGTATTCAAGAATGTTTGCAAAATATTTTAATGAAATAGGTAGAGATGAATTAAGATTAGTTCATTATTCTTACTATAATGGTTGTGATGAACCAAGTATATATGAATTAGAAGAAATTTAGGAGGTGAATAGATATGTTAAAAGCTGATAGCAAAATGTTTCATGATTTGTGTGAAGAAGGAATAAAAGATGATAAAAAAGATGTATTTGTAGATGCTTTTCTTGAATTTATAGCAGAATTAGATGATATAGATTTAAGTAATAAAACAAAGCAACATTTATACGATATTTTTATAAAAGATATGAATATTTATTTTAAAAATAAAAAGTACGAGGTAAAGGAGTAAATAAGATATGAAAACAAAAGATTTAAAAATAACTAAAAAGATGGCTGATAAACATAAAAAGACAATGAATGCTTTGTGTATTATTACTTACATATTATTATTTCCATTTGTAATATTAGATTATTTGTCAGATTTTTTAGAATGGCTATGTAATAAAATAGGCTGGTTTAGAACTGATATTGTATATACAACATTTAAAATTATATACAAGAAGGAAATTATATTAGATATGCAAAAAAGAGGTGTTTTAAGTGAAAGAAAATAGTATGAACGAAGAAGAAACAGAAAAATTAAAAGATTTAAAAGCAGTATATAGTGGAGCAATACAGTCTGGAGAAATAGGAATAGCTAATATGATAAAAGGCGGAATTGATTTAATAGAAAAACTACAAAAAGAGAATGAAGAATTAAAAAATGATTATGAAAATTTAAGTAATAGTGTAGTAGTTAAAAATCATTGTATAAAAAACAGTATTCCAGTTCAAAAAATAAAAGACAAGATAGAAGAATATAAAAACATGCTAAAAACTTGTAATAAAGTAAAAGATATAGACAGAATAAAAGCAATTAATGAAAGAATATTAGAGTTAGAAGAACTACTAGAAGGGAGAAAATAAAATGAACGGAAATGATAATGGATTCATAAAAAATAGAAATAAAGAAAAACAAAGACAAAATAATGTAAGAGAATATCAAAGAAAATTCTTAAATAAAAAAATGAAAAGAGGTAAATAAAATGAGTGCTGATGAGATGTTTGAAAAGCTGGGTTTTTTAAAAATTATAGATAACGACACAGAGATTAAATATTGTTATATAAACACTATAATGGGCGATAAAGTAGAACATACAATACAAATTGCTAAAGTAGGGAAAATAGTATTTTCATATAGAAATAATAAAAATCATCAAGTGATGGGATTGGAAAAAAAGGAACTACAAGCAATAAATAAGAAAGTAGAGGAATTAGGATGGATGAAGTAACATTTTATTCTTATAGATATAATGGTGGTGGAACTAAAAAGCAAATATATATAACAATAAATTGCAAAAACAAATCATTTATAACGAATAAAAATGAAAGTAAATATAGTACATCAAAATATGGATTTTCTAATTATGAATTAAAAGATTATTCTGAATTACAAAAACTAGAAGGATGCTTAAGATATCAAGGATTTAAAGAAGAAAAAAAGGAGGACTAACATATGACAAAAGAACAAGCAATAGAAAGACTAAAAAAATTAGATTATTTACTTGATGATGTATATAGTACAGGATTAGTTGAAGATGAAGAAAGAAACAAATATCAAGATGCAATAGAAACGGTTTTGCCTATGCTAGAAGAAAAAGACAAACAAATAGATTTAATGGCAGAGGCAATGAGATATTATAATGGAATGCAACAAGAACAAGATTTTTGTATAGAGATATGTGAAAAGAAAGAATGTAATATTGAAAAATGCAAAGACTGTATAAAACAATATTTTGAAAATAAAGCAAAAGAATTATTAAATAAATAAAAGAGCATACTACATCTAAAGAGTTTCTAAAGAGGTGTAGTATGCAAGATAAAGAGATAATTCAAAAGTGGAAGCAAGGATTAAGCAAGAATCAATTAGCAACAATGTATAAAAGACAATATAATCAAGAAATAAAAGTAATAAGAAGTACAGTAAGACACAGACACGATGGAAGATACATAAGCAATTATGAAGCATTAGCTTATGTAGAAAGAGTAATATATAAATATTTGAAAGGACAAACAAATGAAAATACCGAAAATAATAAGTAAAAACAATCACGAATACATACTAGTAAAAGAATACAAAAATTTTATAATGTATGAAGATATGATAACACATAGTAAAGAGTGTTTTAACAGACAAGAGTTAGGATTAGTAAAAGAACAGATAAAAGCACCGAAATTAAAATTAAACCCAGAAAAAGTAAAAATTTAGGAGGTACAAATGAACATATATGGAATATACGATACAAAAAATAATGAGCAATGTATGAGAGTAGGAACATTGCAAGAGATAGTAAAATTTTTAAATTTAACTGCAAGAGAGATGAGCAGAGCATTAAGGAAAAACAACACAGTAAGAAATCACTATAAAATATATTATTTATTTAATGAGGAGGTACACTAATGAATAAAGACTTTTTAGATAAAATAGAAAATACAAATAATGAACTGGAAAGGTTAAGACAAAGAATAAAAAAAATAGAAAATAAAGAATGCACAGTAATAAAAGATAGTGTACAAGGAAGTAGTACAAGCTATCCATACATAAAACATAATTGTGTAATAGAACGGTGTTGAAATACCAAAAAATGCAGGACTAAAAAGAAAATACAAAAAGATGATAAAAGACAAAACATATAAACTAGATAAAATGAGATTACAATTAGAGTATGAGCTAAATTATGTACAAAATGCAGAGTTAAGAGATATAATAAGATACAGATATAATGATAATAAAACGTGGTTACAGATAATGTTTTTAATGAATTATAACAATGAAGATACAGCAAGAAAAAAATTAATAAGATTTTTAGAAAAAAAATAGAAATGTCCGTTTTGTCCGCTTAAAAGATGATAAAATATTATTAATGAAAAGTGTAATCGTTCAGAAATGAACAAGCCCAAGATTACAAAAGTATTAGCTACAAATAGTTTGTGTGTATAAGAGTAGATGTTTTAAATGTCTATTCTTTTTATTATGTGTAGTGGTGGAATAGGTAGACACAATTCATAACAGCTAGAGCCAAATTTATGATAAGAAATGGCGAATGAGTAAAGCTGTAAACTCATATTAGGTGCAAATCCTAATCTACACAAAAAAGTTATTACCAGTATGCTAGGTAACTGATAATATATATAGTTTGTTATGTTTGGTTGAATATAATAAACCTCCTTTCAAAATAAGAGAACAGGTACATGATACAGAACTTTCCTAGCGAGTTCTAATTAATATTTATAAATTGTATGCAGTGATATAAACAGTTGGAGAGGACTGTTAATCCTTTATTCAACAAACATAAAGCTAATGTTTTAAGAATACAAAAAGCGAAAGAGGCTTAAATGTATGGCTTTTCGTTGCAGGTATCATTTTACATACAGCCTCAATGAAATTCTAGATAAGTAATTGAGGTGGGGACATTTTATATCATTGCATAGAGTTTATAAATAAAAGAAAAGAGGAAAAGATATGGAAATAAAAGATTATTTATTAGATGAAATGAAAAGATTGAATAGACGAAATGATATTTTAGAAAAGAAAATAAATCAAGGAATGGATTATAATAATGAGCCTGAACAAATTGTATGTAATGTTAAAGCTATGTGTGATATAGCTGAGATTATTTATTGACGGTGAACTTCAATATTATTGTAAATCTCATTGTATATATTGTAAATTATATGAGCAGGATCTGGCATTTTTGCTAAAGTAGAATTTTCAATAATTGTTTTTGTTAGTTGTAAGGCAATATCTTCTTTTGATGTCATAAAGCAACACCTCTTTTCTGTATAAAAGTAAAGTAATGTTCAGGCTCAAAAGAAATTATAACAAATCCAGAATAAAAAAGATGTCAAAATATGTCGAAATATAAAATAAAATGGAGGAAGAACCATGGATAAAGAAATAGAACAATTCAAAAAAGAAAACTGTAGCACATGCACAAAGAACATAGATTGTAAAATATTAAGAAGAATAGACGGAAAGTTAACATGCACAGAAGAGGAATAGAGTATGATTCAATGTTTAATAGATAATAAAATATGCCCAAACGGGAATAAAAAGTGTAAAGTATGTAAATTTGACAGTTGTGAGGAAGTGCTAGAGATGATAGAAGAAGAGCAAAAATATAATGAAAAATGGAAATTAAAACAAATAAAAAGTGAATTACCAGAACAGTGTAAAAACTGTTCTTTTTTAGAAATTACTAATCTAAGAGAAGGTAAAGTATTTTGTCCGTACAGGATTAAAGATAAATGCTTAATAAAGTAGAGGAGAATGAAAATGTATCTAAAAGTAAAATCAAAGAAATTAAAAAATCTCAGTGTAAAAATAGCTCAAGCAAAGAATAATCTAGTTGTGAATATATTAAATAAAAAAGGATACGAATGTGATAATTCACAAATAAGTCAAATAAAAGCAAATAGAAAATTAAATTCAGAACAGAAAAAAGTAATATTAGAAAATCAAAACGAAAAAGTATCAAAAATTGGAAGTTACTATGTATGGGAAGCAGATGTTATAGTAAAGATAGTAGACAAAGTAACAGGGAAAGAGGTATAAAACTATGTGGAACATATTTTTAGGAATAATATTAAGTTGTTTAGGAGTAATAGCAATAGCATTTACTCTTTTTATTTTTGTTACAATAATAGATGTAATGATAAAACAATTTAAAAGAAAATAAAGGAAAGAGAGGTAATCTTATATGACAGATGCACAAAAAAGATTTTGTGATGAATATTTAATAGACCTTAATGCAACAAGAGCATATAAGGTTGCTTATCCTAATTGTAAAAAAGATGAAACAGCAAGAGCAAATGGAAGTAGACTGCTAACAAAAGCTAACATTCAAATATATGTAGCAGATAAAATAAAAGAACGAGAACAAAGAACAGAAATAACACAAGATATGGTAATAAAAGAATTAGCCAAAATAGCATTTTTAGATATAAGAAAATTATATACAGAAAACGGACAATTGAAAAATATAGCAGACATAGATAGTGATACAGCAGGAGCAATATCACAACTAGAAACTTTAGAAGAATATGAGGGTTATGGAGACGACAGAGAAAAAATAGGTGATACACAAAAAGTAAAACTATTAGATAAAACAAAAGCTCTTGAATTGTTAGGAAGACATTTAGGAATATTTAATGACAAAATAGATGTAAATGTTAAAGAAAAAGAAGAAAAGAAAAATGCTATATCTGACATATTAAATCAAATGCAAAGTGCAGATGATGTGTAATGTTGAAATTAAGTCAAAAATATAAAGAGTTTTTACAAACAAAATGCAAGAGAGAGTTTTTAGAAGGAACAACAGCAGCAGGAAAGACAACGGTAGGAATATTCAAGTTTATGTGCATGGTTGCTGATTCTGAAAAAAAGTATCATATCATTGCAGGGGATGATGTAGGAACAGTAGAAAAGAATGTAATAAACTCTGAAAATGGTTTACTAGAACAATTTGAAGATATAGCAGAATATTGGCCAAAAGGAAAAGACAAAATAAGATTACCACATATAAGATATGACACAAATAAAGGTGAAAAGATAATATATGTATGTGGTTATGGTGATAAAAAAAGATGGAAAAAGGTTTTAGGTGGACAAGTTGGTTGTGTATATCTTGATGAAGTAAATTTAGCAGATATGGAGTTTATGAGAGAAGTTACACATAGATGTAAATACATGATGACAACATCAAACCCAGATGATCCATCACTTGACATATATAAAGAATTTATAAATAAAAGTAGACCAATAGCCAAGTATGAAAAAGACTATCCAACAGAATTACTAAAAGAACTAAAAGAACCACATGTGTTAGGATGGGTACATTGGTATTTTACATTTTATGATAATGCAGCATTAACCAAGGAAGATATACAAGAAAAAATAGATGCAACACCAATTGGAACTAAGATGTATAAAAACAAAATACAAGGACTAAGAGGAAAAGCAACAGGACTATGTTTCAATTTACAACCTAAAAACATAATAACAGTAGAAGAAGCTAAGAAAATGAAATTCAAATTATTTTCTATTGGTTGTGATACATCATACTCAAAAGAAAGCCACGACAAAGTAACATTAGAAGGTATAGGCATAACAGCAGATAATAAATGTGTTTTATTAAAAGAAAGAACATTCAATAATAAAGACAGAACAATACCATTTGCACCATCAGACGTAGTTCAATGGATAGTAGAATTTATGGAAGAGTTCAAAAACGAATGGGGATTTGCAAGAACGTGTTTTATAGATAATGCAGACCAAGGAACAATAATGGAAGCAAACAAAGCAAAAAGGCAAAATGCATTAGTATATAACTTTGAAAATGCATGGAAAAAGACAAAGATAATCACTAGAGTTCAACTACAAGAAAGTTGGTTGAATACTGGTGATTTTTTAATTGTTGAAACTTGCAAAGATTATATAGATGAATGTAATAAATATTCATTTGATGAAGATAATCAACCAGAAGACGGAAATGACCACAGCATAAATGGTTGTCAATATGCTTGGTTACCACACAAAAAGAAAATTGGCAATTGGGAAGTAATAAAGAAATTGATAAAAGATGAGGAGGAATAAGATATGAGTACAAGAAGCACATTATTTCAAACACCAACAATTGAGATAGATCAAAGTAGATATGAAGAATTAATACAAGAGGAATTAAAATATAAACAATATAAAGAACAAGCACCAATAGAAGTAATTAGAATAATAGAAGGTCAAGATAGTGAAATTGCAACAACTGAAAGTTTGGAGGAATAAAATGGGAACAGTCAATGACAAAATAAAAAATGTAATACGAAATTGGTTAGAAATACAACCAAGCGTAGGAGACACAATAACAATACAAGAAACAAATACATTTGAAGGTAATTGTTTTAGAAATCTATTGTGGTATAGAGGAGATGCCTCAGAATTACATCAGTATTATACACAAACAGATGATTTAATGGGAAATGCAAAGTTTTGGGCAGCACAAAGTACTACTGGTATAAATATTAGGAAAATACATACTGGGTTACCTGCTATGATAGTTGATATGTTAGCCGATATAATTGTTGATAGTTTTAATAAAATAGAAGTTAAAGGAAACAACGAAGCACAAACAAATTGGGAAGAAATAGCAAAAGAAAATGATTTCAAAGAAACATTAAAGCAAGCAATAATTGATGTATTTGTGCAATGTGATGGTGCATTTAAGATAAGTTATGATACAGATATAAGTAAATATCCAATAATAGAGTTTTATTCTGGGCAAGATGTTGATTATGAATATACAAGAGGAAGAATAACAGGAATAAACTTTAAAAATAAATATCCTAAAAAAGATGCTTGTTATACTTTGTTTGAAAAATACTCTAAAGATGGCATAAAATATGAATTATATAAAAATGACAAATTAATGAAAGAATACAACTCTATTCCAGAAACAGCAGACTTGAAAGAACCAACAGATACTAAATTTATGATGGCTGTGCCTATGATGTTCAATAAATCAAAGAAATATAAAGGCAGAGGTCAAAGCATATTAGAAAAGAAATTAGATGCTTTTGATAGCTTTGATGAAGTATGGAGTAAATGGATCGATGCATTAAGAGATAACAGAACAATAACATATATTCCAGAAGATTTAATACCAACAAATGAGAATGGAGATTTATTAAAACCTAATACATTTGATAATAGATATGCTAAAGTAGGAAGTACAACATCAGAAACAGAAAGTAGTAAAATTACAAGAGAAAAAGGAGACTTTGATTATGAAGGAATGCTACAGTCATATATAACAGCATTAGATTTGTGTTTACAAGGTTTAATAAGCCCATCAACATTAGGAATAGATGTAAAAAAATTAGACAATGCAGATGCACAAAGAGAAAAAGAAAAAGCAACACAATATACAAGAGGGAAAGTAATAGATGTATTAGAAAAAGTTATTCCTAAGTTAGTTACAATATGTTTAAAAACTTATGATTTAGCACAAAAGAAAACAGCAGGAGAATATGAGGCAATAGTAGATTTCAAAGAATATGCAAATCCAAGTTTTGAAGCAACAGTAGAAACAGTATCAAAGGCCAGACCAGGGCAAAATGTAATGAGTATTGAAAAGACTGTTGATACAATGTATGGAGATAGTTTAACTAAAGCAGAAAAAGAACAAGAAGTAAAAAGGTTAAAAGAAGAAGCGGGAATAATTGAAAAAGAAGAACCTAATATAATGGAACCATTAGAGTAGGTGATTAAATGCAAAATGAATATGATATAAAAAAAGTAATGGAAGAAATTGAATTACAATTAATTACTTCTATGAAAAGAACATTATGGAGTCATAAAGAAGATGAAAAAACAAAAGGATTTAACTGGCCACAATGGCAAGCACTAAAAATAAAACAATTTGAAGATTATAAAAAGGCAAATAAAGAAATATTTAACAACAACACAAAAGGGTTAAATAGATATTTATATAAACATATAAAAGAACAATTCAAAGAAGGTGCAGGAAGAACAAATAAACAGGCGATACAGTCAGAAATTATAAGAAAAGAAGATTCACAATTAGGTGGGTCTTTTTTTGGATTAAATCATAGAAAATTAGATGCATTAATAAAAAGCACTAAAGATGATATGAAAGACGTAAAATATGCAACATTAAGAATGGCAAATGACCAATACAGACAAATAATATATAAAGCCCAAGTATTTGCTAATACAGGAGCAGAAACAGTGAAACAAGCCATTGATATGGCAAGTAAAGATTTCTTGGCAAGAGGTTTTAATTGTATTGAATATAAAAATAGTACAAGACATAATATAGCTGATTATTGTGATATGGCTATTAGAACAGCGAACAAAAGAGCTAATCTAATGGGTGAAGGTGAAATGCGTAAAAAATTAGGCAACTCATTAGTATATGTATCTAAACATGGTGGAGCTTGTGATAAGTGTACACCTTGGGAAGGTAGAGTTTATATAGATGATGTATGGTCAGATGGAACAGAAGAAGATGGAGAATACCCATTATTAAGTACAGCAATAGAAGGAGGGTTATTCCATCCAAGGTGTCATCATGGAATTAGTACATATTATGAGGACATAAATGAAGAACCAAAAGAAGTAACAAAATCAAAACAAAATCATAATGAAGAAGAAAAATATACTCAATATTTGCAACAAAGACAGAAGCAATATCAAAGATTAGCTGTTGGTAGTTTATTACCTGAAAATGTATTAAATTACCAAAATAAGGCCGAAGAATTGCAAAATCAAATAGAAAGTAGTAAAATAAGAGAAGATAGATTATTTGAAAAATTAAATATAGATATAGAAAAATATACATTAAAGGAGAACAACATTCAAGAACTGACATCAAAGCTACTAAAAATGGATAATCATCCTCAAATAGTAAATCAAACTAATTATGATAAAATAAAAGGTAAAGAAATTGTTAGATACTTAAGAGATTATAAGGGAAGAACAGCAGAAGAGGCTTATAAAAATACATTGTATGGAGATATTAAATATAGCAATAAAAAGAATAGTCAATATGGAAGAGGAATATATTTTGGAGAATTAGTGGATGCAGAAACACTTAATTATACATTTGGAAACGGACAAGGTAAAGTAATTAGAGCAAAGTTAAGTAAAGATGCTAATATATTGGAATTTAATTCACCAATTGACTATTTAAAAGATATAAGTACAAGAACACAAAAACTTCCTAAAAAACTACAAAGAATATATGATAATGAACGTTCTTTGATATACATGTTAGAGGGATATGATGGAATAAAAATAAAAGGAAAAAATTACTATTGTATTTTTAATAGAAAGGTATTGATAATTAATGATGGGAAATGAAATAGAATCGTATTTGTGTATGTTATCATACACCGACTATATGATAAATTTATTATTTCATAATAAAAAAGATATAAAAGAGCTTCCAGATGTAGTTGAGGCAGTTGAAATAATGGAAAATTTTGAAAAATTTAATAGTATAGATGAAGTAAAAAAAGTAGATAATATTCACATACAAAATGCAATAAGGGAATTGGAGAATAAAAAAGTATAGGTAATGAAAAAAGAAGCAGAAGAATATTCAAAAAAATATAAATAGTTTAATAAAAGTAAAAATTAATTATTAGTATTTTCTTCTTCTTCTTTTAATTCATTTATAGCATGTTTTGTTGCAGCGACTACAAATGCAGAGAATGTTGTTTCTTTTCCTCTTATTACTTCTTCAACATCATCTATAAGACTATTTGGAAATCTGACAGAACGTTGAGTTGTTGATGGAATTATAGGTATTTTAAAACTATTCATAGTAAACCTCCTAATTACTATTATAAACATTTTGGTAAGTTACGTATGTACCCCATTTTGAACGACAATTGAAACACATACAATAAATATTCTTTAATATATTATAAAGTAGAAAGAAAAAAAAGTCTGTCGAAATTTGTATGTTAATTTCGACATAATTTGACAGATTTGAGAATAAAAGGAGGAAGTTATTATGGCAAATCATGCAGAAAATGAAAAGAAACCAATTTATAAAAAATGGTGGTTTTGGATAATTATTATAGTAATAGGAATAATTATAGGTACATCACAAAATAATAATACTGTTGATACTTCAACTAATAATTATCAAAAAAATAATTCAGTAGAGGTTACTATTGTAGATTTCAGTACTATGTCAAAAGAAGAAGTAAAAGCATGGATAGATACGAACAAGATTAATGGTAAAATAACAGAAGAATATTCAAATGATATTGAAAAAGGAAAATTTATTAGTCAAAGTATTTCAGCAAATACAGTAGCGCATCAAGGTGATAAAATTACTGTAATATATTCATTAGGAAAAGAACCTACTACAGAAGAAAAAAATGCATTAAAAAAAGCAGAAAATTATTCTAATTCATTACATATGTCTAAAAAGGGAATTTATAATCAATTAACTTCATCAATAGAAGGATTTACAAAAGAAGCTGCACAATATGCAATAGACAATATAGATGTAGATTGGAATAAGAATGCTTTAGAAAAAGCAAAATCTTATCAGACAAGTATGAGTATGTCTAGTAAAGCAATTTATAATCAACTAGTATCATCAGTAGAAGGATTTACAAAAAGTGAAGCACAATATGCAATAGATCATTTAGGAGATTAATGTAAAGAAGGGAATTTATTATGGAAACAACTGAAACAAAAACAAAGTTTTGTAAACATTGTGGTGAAAAAATACCAGAAGATGCAATAATATGTACAAAGTGTGGAAGACAAGTTGAACAAATTAGTTCATCAAATCCAAATATAGTAATTAATAACACGAATACAAATACTAATAGTAATATAAATCATTGTATTACTGGAAAACCTAAAAATAAGTGGATTTCATTAGCGTTGTGTATATTTACCGTATGTGGGCATAAATTTTATGAAGGAAAAATTGGAATGGGAATAATATATTTATTTACGGTTGGATTATTTGGAATAGGTTGGTTATTAGATATAATAGCACTATTATTTAAACCAAATCCATATTATGTTTAATATTTAATTAAAGATAGCACTTACAGAAATGTAGGTGTTTTTTTATATACAAGTTTAGTGTAATGGTAGCACAACAGTCTCCAAAACTGTTCGTAATGGTTCAAATCCATTAACTTGTGCCATTTTTAGAATTAGAGCTTTAAATAGGCTCTTTTTTTATTGCAAAAATTATGGTCGACGGACCTTAAACGGGGGAGGCTTCAATATGGAAGACGAAAAAAAAGAAAATGTAGATACTCAAACTACAACAGATAATGCTCAAAAAGAGCAGAAAACTGAAAATAAAAATGAGGGTGAGAAAACTAAAAAACAAGTAGCACAAAAGGGTGACGATGGTTCAATAGTTTTCAAGAATCAAGATGAGCTAGATGGATTTATTAGGAGAATGTATGCCAAAGGTGCTGAAAAAGCAGAACAGGGAGAAACTTCTAAACAAGTTCAAGAAACTCAAAATAGGCAAGAAGACAAAGGACAAGAAGAACAAAAAGATACTGTTCAAGCAGACTATACTGACAAAATAGCACTTGCTATGGCCAAAGCAGGGGTTGATGTTAAGAAAGTTGAAAGAGCAGCAAGATTAGTTGATATGTCAAAAGTTCTAGAAAACGGTGTATTAGATGCTAAGAAACTAGAAGATGAAATCAACACAGTAATTTCTGAATTTCCTGAGTTAAAAATAGCAAAGGAAGAAGAAAAAGAAGAAAAAGGATTTAAATTCGGAGCAACACAGAGCAACTCTGATGAAAATCAAAAAAACAAAAAGCCTGTAGCCACAAAAAGATGGAACAGGTTTAATTCATTTTAGGAGGTAATTAATTATGGCATTAAATTATGCAGAGGTATGGTCTCCAGACCTATTAGAAATTATGGAGCAAGAATCTTTAACTTCACCATTCGTAACTACAGCAGTTAAATGGTTAAGTGCAAAAACATTTCATTTTACACAAATGAGCACAAGTGGTTATAAATCACACAGTAGACTAGGTGGATGGAACAAAGGAACATTTGCACAAACTGATGTACCTTTCACATTAACACACGATAGAGATATTCAATTTATGATTGACAAAATAGATGTAGATGAAACAAATGAAACAGCATCTATTAAAAATATTTCAGAAGTATTCCACAAAACACAACAAATACCAGAAATGGATGCATACTTCTATTCTAAAGTTGCTACAGAAGCACAAAAATTAGAAGGATATCATAGCTCAACAGCATTGTCTTCATATACAAAAGAAAATGTATATGGAAAATTAAAAGCAATGTTAAGTGCTGGAAAATTAAGAAGATATGTAGCAAAAGGTGCATTAATTGCATATGTAAATTCTACAATTATGGATTTATTAGAACAATCTACAGACTTCACAAGAAAAATAGAAATGACACAAATTGCAGAAGGTGGAATTGGTATAGAAACAAGAATTACAGATATTGATGGCGTAACATTAATAGAAGTAATTGATGATGAAAGATTCTATGATAAATTTGATTTTACTGATGGATTTACACCAGTTGCAAGTACATCTCATAAAATCAATGTATTAATAGCATCTCCACTAACTGTTAAAACAGTACCAAAGATTGCAAGTATTTATTACTTTAATCCTGGTCAACACACAGAAGGAGATGGATATTTATATCAAGATAGAAGTTTATCTGATACATTTGTATTCCCAAACGGAAAAGATAATAAAATTGACAGTATATATGTTGATGTTGATACTGAAACATATAGTGCTGCATAGGAGGTTCTAAATGGCTAAAATAAAAATAGAAAAAGATAATGCAATATTATCTATAGAAGAGGAAGAATTATTACAATATGAAGCTAGAGGTTTTTCTAAATTAGGGGCTGCTAAAAAAGTGGCTTCTAAAGATTTAGAAAAAGAATTAAAGAAAATTGCAAAAGTTAATGAAGAATTAACAGCAAAAATAACAAAAATTGAAGAAGAAAAGACAGAGTTAGCAAAAGTTAATGAAGAATTAACAGCAAAAATTGCAGAATTAGAAAAGAAAGAAAAATAAGAGGTGTTGCAAATGATAAATGTTTATGCAACAAAAGAGGATTACTCAAAATATGGTTCTAAAGTATTAGAAGATGAAGAAATAGAAAAATATTTGGAGTTTGCCTCAATAGATATTAACAAAGCTACATTAACAAGAATTGAAAGAAGAGGATTTGATAATTTAACAACACAACAAAAAGATTTAATAATCAAAGCGACTTGTTTACAAGCAGAATATATAAAAGAAGAAGGTTTATATGATGATAACAGTATATCTAGTTATTCTATAGGTGGGGACTTAACAGTAAATGAAAAGGAATCACAGGATATGGCAGATAAACTCAATATATCAAAATTAGCCTTTTTCTATTTAAAAAGAACAGGATTAACAAATAGGATTATATGATAAAAAGGTTAAATCCAAAGCACATGGAAAGATTATTAAACAATAAATGTGATGTAGTTATATATCAAGAAGGCTTATCAGAAGATGGTGAGCCTTTAACTTCTTTGAATTTAGAAAAACAAAAATGTAGATTTGTTGAAACAACTAAAGTTATAATTAGTCCAGATGGAAGAAAAGTGGAACTTGTAGGAAAGGTACTACTACTAGGAGACATCGCGCCCAATATTAAAAAAATAAGTGGTGGACAAGTTGTTATAAATCAAGTAGAATACGAAATTTATCAAGCAAGTAGACCTAGAAATCCAGATGGAACCGTTCATCATACAACATTGGAGTTGGTTTAATATGAAAATAACATATAATACTAAAAATATAAATGAAATATTAGAAAATGCGAGATTAGCATTGATAGATACTGCAGAAGCGGTAAAAACAGATTTAATTCAAAGTCAAACAATGCCATTTGATACTGGTACAATGCAGAACGATAGCACTTTTGTAGATGATAAAAAAGTTATAAGAGGTGTGACTAGAATAGTTGTAGATACAGTATATGCAAGAAAGGTTTATTTCGACCCAGAAATACATATAAAACAAGGTAAAAATCCTAATGCTAAACAGTATTATTTTGATGATTATATTAGTGGAAGCAAGAAAGATTTACCAATAAAATATTTTAAACAAATGTTAAAAAGGAGAAATGGATAATGATAGCAAGAATTAGTGTATCTAAAATAAGAGATTATTTAAAAACTAGTATTACAGAGTGTCCGAAATGGTACATAGGTCAAATGGATGAAAATCAAGATAGAGCAATTGCTTTATATGCTAATCGTAGACAATTAGAAGACAATTCAAAATATAAGAATTTAAAAACATATGGGATATTGCCAATTACATTACTGTTAAGATGGACAAAAAATTATAATACGGCTGAAACAATGGCCAATAAGATTTATGAACTATTAGACTGTAGTTCTTTTTTTATTGATGATTATAATTGCTCAATTGAGTGTTTATATAATGGACCTATTGATTTAGGAGCAGATGAAAACAATATTTATAAGTTTTCAATAGAATTAAATTTATTATATAGAAAGGGTGAAAAATAATGGGAACAAAATCAGGAGTATATCCAGTATATGAAAACCAATTCCAAGTTGGAGTTACTAAAGAAGCTTTAAATGATATAGCAGATATGGAAAGTTTCTCAGTAAAATTAGACAATGGAGTAGAAGAATGGAATCCACTAGACCAAAAAGGATGGGTTAGAAGATTAATGACTTCTAAATCAGTTACTATTTCAATTTCTGGAAAAAGAAACTTTGGAGATACTGGAAATGATTATGTAGCAGGATTAGCACTAAAAAATGGAAGAGATGTTGAAGGATGTTTACAATGGACATTTCCAAATGGTGCAAAATTAGTATTTGAAAATGCAATATTTAACATAACAAACTGGGGAGCTGGAAAATCAACAGAAGTTATTCCGTTAGAATTTGATGTAATGTCAAATGGAAAACCAACATACACAGAAGCATCACCACAAAGTGTTGAAACAACACAAGCAGTAAAAAAATAAGATATTAAAAAGTAAGAGGTCTTTAAAGGCCTCTTATAAATATATTTAGGAGGAATTTGAAATGGCAAATATAGATATTAGTTCAAAATTAAGTCATGAACCACAAACAATAACAATAGCAGAAGGCAAAACATATGAAGTAGACTGCGGAGCAGAGAAAATGTTGAAAGCACAAGATTTATTTAAAAAAGATGATAGTTTAGATGGATTATTTAAAGCTATAGAATTATTACTAGGAAAAGAAGCATTAGAAGAAATAAAAGGAATGAAAGTAAAAGTTGCAGATTTAAAAGTCATTATTATAGCAATAATGGCACAAGTAAATGAAATTACTTACGAGGAAATGGAAAAACGATTTCAAAACAAATAATGAAACAGAATTATGGTATGACATGGAAGAAGACTGGCCTTTAATTGAGGCAAGTTTAGCAAAACAATATGGAATAAGAATAAGAAAAGAAATAGACACAATGAATTATGCAGAATTGTGTAACCTTATATCTGGTTTAATGCCAGATACTCCACTTCGGAAATATTGTACAAATCCGTAGTGGAGATGATGAAGAAATGTTAAAAAATTTCACACAAGAACAAAAAAATATAAGATGGAAATATAGAAATAAATTAGCAAAAAAAATGAGTAAGGAAGATTATGAAAAAGTTATTACAGAATTTCAAAAAGCATTTAAAGAAATGGCTGGTGATAACAAATGATAGAAGTAAGATGCCCTAATTGTAATCAACTTTTGTTAAAAGTTGAACAATGTAAGGGCGAAATAAAATGTATACGATGTAAGAAAACAATTAAAATTGATATAGATGAAAAAGACAGAGTGAGCAACACGACCAAGTGGTGAGTAGTTAGCCAATACCTGCTTTTATTCTAAAAAAGAGGGGAGGAGTAGGTTTATGAGTACAAATGTAGGTTCAGTTGATTTTGAATTATTATTAAATTCAAATCCATTTAATAAAGGAATAAAAACTGCAACAAATACTATTAAAAGCTCAGGAATAGAAAAGTCATTAAAAAAAATTGGAAAACTAGCGGTAGCAGCATTTTCTGTTAAAGCAATAGTGAATTTTGGTAAAGAATGTATCGATTTGGGCTCTGATTTAACAGAAGTACAAAATGTTGTTGATGTTACTTTTGGAAATCTAAATACAGAAGTAAATAGATTTGCTGAAAATGCAATAACTCAATTTGGTTTAGGACAAACAGTAACAAAAAAATATGTTGGTACATTTGGAGCAATGGCAAAAGCATTTAACTTTTCTAATAAAGAAGCACTAGCAATGTCAGAAACTTTAACAGGACTTACAGGCGATGTTGCTTCATTCTACAATTTATCAAGTGATGAAGCTTATACAAAGTTAAAATCAGTATTTACTGGTGAAACAGAAACATTAAAAGATTTAGGCGTTGTAATGACACAAAATGCACTAGACCAATATGCATTGGCAAATGGCTATGGAAAAACAACATCTAAAATGTCAGAACAAGAAAAAGTAGCTTTAAGATATAAATTTGTATTAGATAAATTAAATATAGCTAATGGAGATTTTGCAAGAACTAGTGATAGTTGGGCAAACCAAACAAGAGTATTAAGCCTAAGGTTTAACGAACTAAAGGCAACTTTAGGACAAGGATTTATTAACATATTTACGCCTATTGTAAAAGGAATAAATATGGTGCTTTCTAAACTTCAAGTGTTGGCAAATGCTTTTAAATCATTTACAAAAATGATTTTTGGAAATGCTGGTGGAGATGATAGTTCTAATTCGGTTTCAAATTTAGCTTCTGATGCATCAAAAGCAAGTGATGCTGTAGGCAGCATAGGTGACAGTGCAAAGAAGACCAAAAAGGATTTATTAGGATTACGTGGAATAGATGAAATTAATAATTTAACAACAAGTAGTGATGATACTTCTTCAAGTAGTGGTGCTGGAAAAATAGATACAAATGGACTAAATTTAACAGATAATCTAAAAAAACAAGCAAGTGATATAGGAAAAATATTTGGCGATATTAATTTTGAACCGCTTATTAATTCTTTTAACAAAGTAAAAGAAGCGGCACAACCACTGATAACCACAATAAAAGATGGTTTAAAATGGTTATATGACAATGTTTTAGTCCCATTAGCCAAATGGACTATACAAGATTTACTTCCAGCATTTTTGAATTTAGTTGCAGGTGCATTAACTGTTTTAAATCCATTAATAACAGCCTTTGAACCAATTTTTCAATGGTTTTGGAATAATTTTTTAGAGCCTGTTGCAAAGTGGACAGGTGGAGTAATAGTAGATACACTGAATTTGTTGGCAGATGTTTTAACAGAAATAGGAAATTGGATGAGTAATAATCAAAGTGTAGTTACTGGAATGGAAATTGCAGTATTAGGATTTTTTAGTGCGTGGAAGGTTGTAGAATTAATGTCTTTTATACAACAGGCAGGAGGAGTAATTGCAGCATTGGGATTGCTAAAAAATGCTATTTTAGGGAATGTAATTGCAAAAATTGCAGATAAAGCAGAAACGATTGCATTAACATTGATGTATGCGAAAGATTTTGTGGTAAGTATTGCTTCAGGAACGGCAGCTTTAGTTAAACAGGCAGCACAATGGGTTATAAACACAGGGGCTAAAATTGCAAATACAGCAGCAACTATTGCTGGTACAGTGGCAACAACAGCGGCAACAACAGCAACATGGCTATTTAATGCAGCGTTAGCAGTATTAACATCACCAATAACATTAGTTGTAGCGGCTATAGCAGCATTAATTGCGATTGTAGTATTATTAATAAAAAATTGGGATAAAGTAAAAGAAACTGCAAGTAAATGTTGGGAAGGAATAAAAAATGCTTGGAATAATGCAGGACAATGGTTTAATGAAAAGATTGTTATTCCTATTAAAAATTTCTTTGGAAATTTGTGGAATAATATAAAAAATACGGCATCTGGGGCATGGCAAGGAATAAAAGGAATATTCTCAGGAGTAGGAAGTTGGTTTTCAAGTAAATTTCAAGAGGCTTATTATGGTATAACAAGAATATTTAGTAATATAGGGTCATTCTTTAGTGGAATTTGGAACAGAATAAAATATACTTTCAGCAGTTTAGGAACGAGTATAGGTAATGCAATTTCTGGTGCAGTAAGAAGCGGAATTAATGGTGTTATTTCCATGATAGAAAGAACTGTTAATAGGGCAATAAGCTTGATAAATGGAGGAATAAATTTAATAAATAAAATACCAGGAGTTTATGTAGGACATGTTCCTTCTTTATATTTACCACGATTAGCACAAGGTGGATATGTAAAAGCAAATACACCACAACTTGCAATGATAGGTGATAACAGGCATCAAGGCGAAGTTGTAGCACCAGAAGATAAACTACATAGCATTATGTCAGAAGAATTATCAAAATTTCAAGGAAATGGAAATAATAGTGAAGTGATTTCATTACTAAAAGAAATATTGAAGTATTTGAGAAATTCTAGCGGAGATACAGTATTAAATATTGATAATATAGAATTAGCAAGAACAGTAATTAAAGGAATGAAAGCATTACAAGCAAAATCAGACAAACCAATATTAGATTTTATTTAGAAAGGGAGCAGGAAAATGTCAATATTACAAGTAAATGGAGCAGAAATAACTGCTCCTAAAACGTGTAAAATAGGTATATCAGATCAAGATTATAATTCTGATACTGATTCAAATGGAAATTTACATAGAAATAGAGTTGCAATAAAAAGAAAAATATCAAATGAATGGGGTCCTCTTACTTGGACTGAAATAAGTAGAATATTAACATCTATAAAGGATGTTTTTTTTAATGTTACTTATCCAGACCCACAAACTGGAAAATATGAGACAAAAAGAATGTATGTAGGAGATAGAACTTCTCCTATTGCAGTTTTACAAGATGATGGAAGTATCATGTGGGAAGGATTAACAGCGGATTTCGTAGAAAAGTAGGTGATTAGATGTATATTATAAACCCATATTATTTGGAAGCATTATACAAAGAAGATAGAAGAACAAGAGCAAGAATAAAAATAAATGATATTACTATAAACAATGAAAATATAAAAAACATAAAATATGATTTGAGTATTAATGATAGTGAAAAATTTACAATAGGTGGAGTATATGGAGCTACTGCAACTGTTACATTATTAAATTATGATAATGAATTTGACAATATAAAATTCGAAAATAAGGAATTTAATATAGAATTATGTGTTGCAATAGAGGACTTATATACAGTAGGACAATTAAATACAGAATTAGTGAAAATAGTAAATACATTAAAGATAAAACAAGTATCTTCATTATGGATTCCACAAGGTATTTTTTATGCAACTGATATTAAGAAAAATGAAAATAAAACTATTACAATAAAACTTATAGATAAAACCAAATATTTAGAAGATGAGTATATATGTAATTTAACACCACCGTTTACATTAAAACAATTATACGATGATGTTCACAAGCAAGTACAAATAATATCTGATACAACTACATTTTATAATCAAGATAAAGTAATAGATAAAGTACCAGAACGGATATACATATAAACAAATACTAGGTTATATATCTGAATGTGCTTGTGGATTTTATATATTAAACAGACTTGGAAATGGGGAATTAAGAACATATGGATTAGAAAGTGTAAAATCTATTTCAAGGGGAAAATATAAACAATTTTTACCATCAGAAAATTATATTACAATTCAAAAAATAAAATATGCAGGAAGTAATATTATTGGAGCAGAAAAAGGTTATGTTTTAGAGTTAGAAGAAAAGAATCCTTTTATAAATGATGTTATAGCTCAAAGTATACTACTAAAAATGCAAGGTTTTACCTTTATACCATATACATATAAAGCTACAATTTCAGATTTTGCAGTAGATGTAGGAGATATGTTCGATATAACTAATACTAATGATGTTAAATATTTAACATATATAATGGGAAATACTTGGGAATTTGATGGTTCTGTTACTCAAACTTGGACAGCAAAAGGAGAGAACGAATTAAATAACACTTATTCATCTAAAGGACCAATAAGTCAACAAATAGAAAACATAATAAAAGAGCAAATACCTAATGCAAAACAAGAAGCGGTAGAAAAAGCAACAGAATTATTAACTAAATTTAATGGTGGATATGTAGTAAAAAAAGATGGTGAATTATTCATTTCAGACAATGAAGATATAGACAAAGCACAACATATATGGAGATGGAATATCAATGGATTAGGATATTCTAGCAAAGGAATTGATGGACCATATGGTTTAGCTATAACAATGGATGGAAAAATAGTAGCTGATTTTATTACTACTGGAACAATGTCTGCTGAAAGAATAAATGGAGGAACTTTAAAATTAGGTGGAAACAATAACACGAATGGTTCTATTCAAGTTGTAGATGCAAATGGAAAAGATTTAGTTACTATTAGTAAAGATGGGTTGATACTTTCTAATGGAACAAAGCTAATAGGAAACGGTGGTGTTTTATCAAATTTACAATTTTTAGCTAAGGGAATTTCAGAAGTTAATGGAGATTCTAAAAGTGCTGGGGAATATTGGTGGTTAGGTTTTATACCTGGCTATGTTTCTAGTGCAGATAAATATAGTTTGTATATTGATATATCTGTACCAAGTAATTTTACAATAACGTCTGCATATTTAAAATTAAGGCACATTCCAACAAAAACAAGTATGAAAAGTGGCTCTACAGTTTATGGATATGCTAGAAATGTTAAATGCTATATAGCAGAAATTTCAAATAATGTTTATGTTCAAGGTGAAGAACAAAGCGAATATAAATCAGAATTTGGAGGGATTTATTATAATGAAATAACAGGTTGTTTTAATAACTCAAATAATAGTTTTACTCCAGCAGTTCCAAGTGCAAATAATTTGAAAGTGACAGAAATCGTTTCAAAAGATATAGCTAGTAAAATACAGAAAAATTGCAGAATAAAAATAGCTACAACGAACTCAATACCTTCTGCTGAAAAGGATTGTTTTGCACAAACTGGTTTTGTTTGGGCTGCAATAAATATATATGGATATTTACAATAGGAGGGAAAATAAATGTCTAAATTTACAGATTTTTTAAATTTATTTATGTGGGACTCTATAGAAGATTCAGAAGAAGAATTTAATATAGATAAAGCATTAAATGATAATTGGAAGAAAATAGATACAAAAGTAAAAACACACGTTACTAGTGTAAATGAAGAAATTAATAATTTTAAAGAAGAAACAAATCAAAAAATAGAAAATATCCAAGCACTTCCAACAGGCGGAACAAAAGGACAAGTCTTAACAAAGCAAAGCGAAACTAACGGAGATGCTAATTGGGAAGATATAGAAGCAAACGAAGTATTTGTAGGAAACGAAGAAGAAGCACCAGAAACAGCAAAGATAATAGTAGAAGATGAAGACTTTGAAGAGAGTGCTGGATTAAGCAAAGCAGAAATATTCGTAGGAGCAGAGGAACCGACAACTGGGGAAAAGGTGTGGTTTAGAAAAGGGAAGAACCATTTTAATGGAGAATTAAAAGCAGGAACTTTTTTAAACGGAGTTCCCAATACAGAAATGTCAACAACAAGAATTAGAAATACAGAATATATAGGTGTTAAAAATAATACAGATTATACAATTAGTGCTAAATATTCAAAAACACTACAAATTAACGTAATGATATATGATGAAGATAAAAAATTTATTAAAGAAGTAGGTTGGAATAATGTACCTTACACATTCACAACAACTGATACAACTAAATATATAATGTTTGCATTAAGAGAAAGTTCAAATGCAAATATAACTACAAAAGATATTACAGAAATTCAATTAGAACAAGGTTCAAAAGCAACATCATATGAAGCTTACATAGAACCACAAATATTTGTCAGAAACTCAAATGGAGTGTATGAAAAGTTTGCAAAGAATAACATTAAAGAAATATCTTTTACTAAAAATGATGCAAATGCTATTTTTTATGAGAGTGTTTATGCTACAGAAAATGAAGTTCAAATATGTGGAGATATAAGATATTCATATACAAGTGGTACTAATCTAAAAGCATTTACCATTGATAGTAAGTATTTACCAATAATTAATAATGAAGATAATAAATTAAGATATCCAATTAGTACAGACAAAGGTTCAAATGGATATGCAGAAGTAAATCCAAGTGGAGAGGTATACATACATACTAATGGGGTAGCAACAGCAGCAATCATAAATATAAGATATAGATATAAATAGGAGGAAGTTATGAAAATAAAAAAGAAAAACACAACAATACCGATAAATGGCAAAATAGTAGATACAGAAAATGTAGAAGATAAAACAAGTAATGCACCAAGTATGAGACTAATGGAAGAAATGGCAAAAGAAAAATATTCAACAGATGAGCAAGTTATTGGTACTTGGATTGATGGAAAGCCACTCTATAGAAAAACAATTGTAGCAAATTTTGAATTACCAAAACAAGAAACAAATAAAAATTATGATAAAACAATAGCACATAATATTTCTAATTTTTCAAAATGTATAAAAGCATCATTGGCAGAACAAAATGGAATACTGTGCTTTCCATATTTGACAAGAGAAGGTGGAACAACCACTATAATAAATGTGGATAAAAACAATGTAATGATAAGAACATATAATGATAATTGGACTCAGAGAGATTGGTATATAACATTAGAATACACAAAAACTACAGATTAGGAGGAAAATTATGAAAGTAAGAAACTCAAAAGGAGAATTAAAAGAATTAGTAATAAAAGCAAATGATAGCATACCACAAAATGCAATTATAGACTTTGATGGAGATGTAGTACCTGAGGGGTATGAACAGGTTGAAGATAACAAAATTATATTATATGAAAATCAAGATGGAAATAATGGCTATGAAATAGAATTACTTGATACGGTTGAAAAATGTGCAGAAGTAGAGATATATGGAATTGGAGATAATAATATAAGAATATACCAAAAAATTCTTAATCCCAATCAAGCTACATTTGAAATGTCATCAGAGGTTATGTATGAAGGTACAGAATATATAAATAAAGCATTATGTGCATTTATAAATAATAAATTTTATAAATATCAAGACAGAGAATACAAAATAGATGTAACATCAGCTAATGTTAGAAACGTTACAACTTCCAACTGGCTAAAAATAGTAAAAATAGTTGGAATATTAAGGTAAGTTAAAAAAGAATAGAGGTGTAAAGATGCAAGATACAGAATTAATTGAAAAAGTAGCACATCTGGAAGAGCGAGAAAAGTCAAATACTAAGAGAATTGATGTTGTTGAAAATAAAGTAGAAAATATATATGACTTAACATTAAGTGTAAGAGAAATAGCAACAGAAATGAAAGCAATGAGAGAAGACCAAAACAAAATGAATGAACGCTTAAAAATAATAGAAGAAAAGCCAATTAAGGACTATGAAGACACAAAGAAACAAGTAAAAGGCAAAGTAATTTCTTTTGTGACTGGAATAATATTAACAGCAATAGCTTTTGCACTAGGATTAAGTAAATTTATGTAAGAGGTGATTATAATGAAAGATAAATTAAAAAACATATTTAAAAGCAAAGAACGAATAATAGGCTTAATAATATCAATATTATGCGCTAGTGTTTTATTATTAAATTGTTATTTAGAGTATGATAAAACAGGACAAGTTGATACAAATAAAATATCAGAGGCAATAAGTACAGTAGTAGATGAAATAAATAAATCTAGTACAGAAATTCCACAATTAACAGAAAATGATGAGCAATCATTAGAAGTTCAAGAAGTTGAGAGTGAAGGATTTGAAGAACAAGGTTTAATTGCATACGAAGGTTCTGAAAAAACACCTAATGTTCAAGTTGGAGAATACGCAGGATTAACATATTATTCACAATTAGACAATAGATGGAAAAATCAAATGTATTCTAGTATCAATAATGTTAGTCAAACAATAGGAACAAGTGGGTGTGGTCCAACTTCAAGTGCAATGGTAGTAAGTTCTATAAAAGGAAATATAACACCAAATGAAATGGCTAATTTATATATGCAATATGGCTATAGAAGTGCAAACCAAGGAACATATTGGTCAGCATTCAAATGGACAGCAGATGTATTTGATATTGGTTATAGTGAATGTTACAAATTAGATGATGCAGTAGCAAAATTAAAAGATAATAACTACATAATAGCAAGTTGTAATCAAGGCTTATTTACATATGGAGGACATTTTATTGTTTTAGTAGGAGTAGAAGGAGATTATATAAAAGTATATGACCCATACTTATATAGTGGCAAATTCTCAACAAGTAGCCGTATAGGCAAAGCAGAAGTAAAAGGTAATACAGTATATGTATCAATAGAAAATTTTAGAGAGTATGCAAATTATCAAAAATTCTTCTGTTTCAAAAATGATAGAACAGACACAAAAGAAAATACAACTACAACAGTAGTAACAGATAAAGTAGAATCTAATGTAAATACAGTAAATTATCAAGTTAGAATTACAGCAAATGGTGGCTTAAATATAAGAAGTGGAGCTAGTGTATCATATAGTAGAATAGGTGGCTATGCTAAAAATTCAATAGTAACTATATTAGCAGAGTCAAACGGATTTGGAAAAACAGATAGAGGTTGGATTTCACTAGCATATACTAGTAGATATACAACAGTTGTAAAAAGTACAGTTCAAAAATACACTACAGGAACATATAAAGTTAATTGCAGTAAATTAAATGTAAGAACAGGTGCTGGTACAAAATATAGAATTAAATCATTAAAAGAATTAACAAGAAGTGCAAGAAATCAAGGTGGATATGTAAGAGGAGTAAAATGCACAGTTACAAAAGTAGTAGGTAACTGGGGATTAACTCCAAGCGGTTATATTTGCTTAGATTATTGTACAAAAGTTAGATAAAATTAAGAGGTAAGTTGATTAAGTTCAATTTACCTCTTTTTTGTGTCAAAATGCAATAAAATTAGGGTATGTAAGTATATTAAATAAAAAATTAAACGGTTCTTAGAAGATTCTGAGGGCTTTTATTTTTTGCAAAGAAGGGGTTAAAATGAAGAATAAAAGATTAACAATAGATAATAAAGATTTATATAGAAGATATCAAGGAATAAAAAAAAGGTGTTACAATAAAAAATATATAGGGTATAAAAATTATGGTGGAAGAGGGATTAAAGTTGCAAAAATATGGTTAGGCAAGGATGGATTTTATAATTTCCTTATTTGGGCATTAAATAATGGGTATAAAAAAGAATTACAAATAGATAGAATAAATAATGATGGTGATTATTCACCTAATAATTGTAGATGGGTAGATAGAAAAACTAATATGCGTAACAGAAGGAATAGCATAATAATAAATGGAAAAACATTAAAGGAAATATCTATCGAATTAAATATAAAATATGATACTTTACAGAACAGATATAAAAAATATGGAGCTATTGAGATTCCAAAAGTAAAGTGCCAAGAGTGCCATCAGTATTTTAAACCGTATAGAATTAATCAAAAATTTTGCAGTAATAAATGTAGAAAAAGGAATAGTAGAAGAGTTAAGTTTTAGCTATATTTCAAATAAAATTTAATTAATTCTTTTTCGACATCGTTCGACACACAAAACAAAAAATATATGCTATAATAATTATAGTCATTATATGAAAAATAGATTAGTCTCAATATGAACTGTAAGTTTATATTGGGACTTTTCTTTTGAATAAAAATACCAAAATTGTAGAGACTACTACTGAGGTGTTTTTATGACAGTAGAATTAAAAATAAAAGAAATTCGTGAGCAGATGGGAATATCATTAAGAGATTTATCAGAAGAAACAGGAATAGAAAGACATAGATTATCAGAAATAGAAGATAATGTAGATAAAATACTATTTATAGAAATGTTAGTAATAGCAGAAAATTTGGGTAAAAAAATAACGGACTTATATGATACTGGAAACTTAGAGCTACAATAAATGTAGCTTTTTTAGTGTAAAACCCAAAATTCGACAAGAAACGACTTTCATAAAAGAAAATACAACTTTCGTAAAACATTTTAATAGTTTGGTAAAAACTAATATACAATAGTTATATCAAAAGAGCTCGGATGAAATATTAAAGTATGGAGAAAGAAAAATGAAAGTTGTCGAAGAAAATGATGAAAAAATGTTTACAAAAGAAGAAGTAAAGGGTATAATTGAAAAAAAGAATAAAGACCTCTTAAATGAAAAGTATAATTTTCAAAGAAAAGAGGAATTTGATATGATAGAAACAAAAAACGTAGTAAGAAATGAAGAAATGCAAGAACTAATCATAAGTAAAGAAGATTTTAAAAAGTATTTTGGTAAAAGAAATACAATAAGCAGAAAAGAATATGAAAAATATTTAGAAAAGAAAAATAATTCTTGACATTAAAAAATAATATAGGTATAATATAAAAAAGTTAACACTTTTTTAACACTTTAGTTTTGAATAACTAAAAAGAACTAAGAAGAACTTTGTTAAAAAATGTTAATAAATCAATAAATAAGAAGATTTATAAAAATTGAGAAATAACATTTTTTTAATCATGGGTTCGATTCCCGTAGGGGTCACCAAATTAAAAGGGAGTAGCTTTAAATTACTAATCAACAGTCGCGATAAATAAAATTATCTGGTTAGTAAGCTTAAAACTAATTAAGTAAGCGAGACTTTTAAAAGAAATTTGATTTTTAAAATTTCTTTTAAAAGTCTCGCTTTAATATTAAGCAAAAGCGAATAAAACACAAAATTTGGTAAAAAATAAAAAAAGGAGGAACTTTCATGGAAAAGAAAAATTGGTTTAACAAAACGTTTAAAGAAGTAGAAAAAGAATTAGAAACAGATTTAGAAAAAGGACTAAACAAAGAAAAAGTAGAAGAAAGACAAGAAAAATATGGTTTTAACGAATTACAACAAGTTGCAAAAAAATCACTATTTCAAAGATTTTTAGAACAATTTAAAGATTTTTCAATAATAGTATTAATAATAGCGGCAATAGTTTCAGGAATAGTAGGAGTATTACAAGGAGAAGGAATAACAGATACTATAATAATTTTAATAGTTGTAATAGTAAATGCAATAATAGGAGTAGCACAAGAAAGTAAAGCAGAAAAATCTTTAGAGGCATTACAAAAACTAAGTGACCATGCATCAAAAGTAATAAGAAATGAAAATATGGAAGTAGTACCATCAAAAGAACTAGTACCAGGCGACATAGTAGTATTAGATACAGGAGACTATATACCAGCAGATTTAAGAATAATAGAAGCAGTAAACTTAAAAACACAAGAGAGTTCATTAACAGGAGAATCAGTTCCAGTTGAAAAAACATCAGAAATCATAGAAGAACAAGAAATTGGAATTGGCGATAGAAAAAATATGTTATTTTCATCAAGTTTAGTAACATATGGTAGAGGAAAAGGAATAGTTGTTGAAACAGGAATGACAACAGAAGTTGGTAAAATTGCAGGAATGATAAACTCAACAGAAAAACAAGAAACACCACTTCAACAAAAATTAGATAAATTAGGTAAAACCTTAGGAATAGCAGCACTAGTTATTTGTGCAGTAATATTTATATTAGGAATATTACAAGGAAAAGAAATAATAAGTATGTTTATGACAGCTGTAAGTTTAGCAGTTGCAGCAATACCAGAAGGACTAGTAGCAGTATCAACAATAGTATTAGCAATAGGTGTTCAAAAAATGGTTAAGAAAAATGCTATTGTAAAAAGACTACCAGCAGTAGAAACTCTAGGAAGTGCAACAGTAATCTGTTCAGACAAAACAGGAACATTAACTCAAAATAAAATGACGGTAGAAAGAATATTTTGGAATGATGCAACAAGAGAAGCAAGTAATATTTCAGATGATGAAATAGATGAAGAATTAACAAAATTAGTATATGCTAATATGTTATGTAATGACACAAAAATATCATCAGATGGAACACTTACAGGAGACCCAACAGAAACAGCCTTAGTAGATATGGGATTTAAATTAAATTTTGACCCAAGCATATATGACAGAATGGAACGTGTAGAAGAAATTCCATTTGATTCAGATAGAAAATTAATGACAACAGTAAATAAAGTTGGAGATAAATATGTTGTATATACAAAAGGTGGAATTGATGAAATACTAAAAAGATGTACCTCATATGAAATAGGTGGGCAAATATCAGAAGAATTAGAAAGTTATATTAATAAAATAAGACAAGAAAACGAAAAAATGGCACAAAATGCTTTAAGAGTATTAGGATGTGCATATAAAGAAATAGACCATATACCAACAAAAGAAGAAATGAAGACAATCGAAAATGACTTAATCTTTATAGGAATGGTAGGAATGATAGACCCTCCAAGAGAAGAAGCCAAACTAGCAGTTGAAAAATGTAAAACAGCAGGAATAAAAACAGTAATGATTACAGGTGACCATAAAATAACAGCAACAGCAATAGCAAAAAAATTAGGAATTCTAGAAAATGATGATGAAGCAATCACAGGTTTAGAATTAGAACAAATGACAGATGAAGAACTAGAAAAAAATGTAAGACACTACTCAGTTTATGCAAGAGTATCACCAGAACATAAAGTTAGAATAGTAAAAGCTTGGCAAAAAAATGGTGAAGTTGTTGCAATGACAGGTGATGGAGTTAATGATAGTCCAGCACTAAAAAAAGCAGACATTGGTTGTGCAATGGGAATAGTTGGAACAGATGTAGCAAAAGAAGCAGCAGATGTTATATTAACAGATGACAACTTCGCAACAGTAGTATCAGCAGTAGAAGAAGGAAGAAAAATATATGATAACATATTAAAAGTAATTCAATTCCTATTATCAAGTAATATAGGAGAAGTAGTTGTACTATTTTTTGCAACATTATTAACACCATTATTTAGTAAATGGTTTGGAATAACAGATATAAACGGATTAGAAATATTATTACCAATCCACATATTATGGATAAACCTAGTAACAGACTCATTACCTGCCTTAGCTTTAGCTTTTGACCCGGCCAATAGTGATATAATGCAAAGAAAACCTATCAAACCAGGAAAAGGAATATTCACAAAAGGAATGACTTGGAGAGTAGTATATCAAGGAATAATGATTGGTGGACTTACACTTGCTGCATTTATGATAGGACTTGCAACAACAAAAGAACCAATAGGAACATTAACACTAGACCAATCAAAAATAGAAGTAGGTCAAACAATGGCTTTTGTAACACTTGCATTATCAGAATTAGTACACGTATTTAATGTAAGAGACAACAAAAAATCAATATTCAAAACAGGAATATTTAACAATATGAAACTAATAGGGGCAATTATAATATCAGCATTACTAATGTTTGTAATCTTATTAATACCAGGATTAAGAGAAATCTTTAGTATACCAGTATTACCAAAAGAAAATATAATAGAACTAATATGCTTAGTGCTAGCTCCAATAGTTATAGTAGAAATATTTAAATTATTAAAAATAAATGGTTCAAAAGATGAATAA